CATTGACTGACTGATCATCAAACTGGATCCGGCCTCGCGGCCAGGTACCAGAATGACGCCTATGGCGTCCGATAGCGGACTCCAGCTCTAGCCTTAACCCCTGTTGAATCCAAATGGACTCAGCGGGGTGAACGCATATTAACCTAGGCCCACGGCTGTCTTTAGGGACAGCAATAAGCTTGGCTTCGATATGGTTTGGGCGGGTACAGTCGTCCAATTCAGCACAATGATCTCTATTAAAATAGAGAGCAAAGTAGTCTGACATCGGATACTGTGACTCTATCGTTTCGTACCAGTTGCGCCATCTCTCTTTTGAGGAGAGGTAGACTGCTCCTGGTCCGTGACTCGGCCTGATTTTGGCCTTGTCAAAGCGGTAGAGAACACTCTGACTATACTTCCGAGCAAGATCGAGTAGATAGGGGGAACTCCCGGCAAGGGAATTCGAGAACCTACCAACTTGATCGTTAGTTTCGAGGAACTGATTAACAGCTCCTTCAGTCTTGTCTTTGTCATGTTGTACTTCGGCTTTGTAGCAGAACAGGAGAAGCTGCCGAAGATATCGCATTAACATTGAGTCGTGTGACCCAAGTGCGAGTCTCCTCAGCCACACTGGCATCCTGCTGGGATCAGGGCTTTCGCCCCGGGTCCAACAGCCGACAATGTACTTCTCTAGCTTCGGTGCCTCTTGTAGGCACCATTGCAGTCCCTCATAAGACCCCCGTATTTCACGGAAGCCAGTATGAGAGGCTACGTCTGCTAGCAGGCTAACATATGTGTGCTCTATAGCATTCATACTTATATGTAACATCCACACGCCTACCTGTTAGAATTACGATGGTAACCGGTAAATACCGGCTACTTCTCGTTGTTCAGCACGTTCGTTACGAAGTTCGCGTCTGCCACAACCGCCTTAAAGGAGGCTACGACAGCATCAACTGCAGCTTGCGCTGCGGTCGAAGGAACAGCGATGACGAAATACATCGAAGTAGTGATACTTTGAAGATTCGCATCAATGTCCACTCGATCAACGCGTCCAGTATAACGCTTCCCAGCCACTTTCGTGGCTGAGTCGACATAATCCTGGGATTTAATAATCAAGAGATCGGGCGTATTAATAGCCCGAGCAATTGAACGGCGTTCAGAACCGTCCTTCTCATCGAAGGACTTCTTGAACACGATGCTGTTGAACGTCAGATCGGCATTCATGGATGTAGTTATGTTCTAACTCTGATTCACAGATCGCCTTTTTAGGGGTACCTGTGCTCTTCAGTAGAGCGGAACAAGATTCGCTCCCATTGTTGATAACTTTTGGGAGATCAGAGCGGCAGAGATGCCGGCCTGACTCTTTCCGAACCTCGGTCTCAAAACTGGGCCAATTGGCGCAGATGAGACAACTGACCTCTCGTAGTGTCTGTACTCAACATTGCCCATAGACATATGTAAGAGTTGTGTACCATCGCAGGGACTGCGATGGATACGCTCAACATATGTCTTTAAGGCATA